GGTGAATTTAAATTGTATCATATGTTTTTTATTTCTTTACTTTCTTCTTTTTCTTCGGACGGCCTACCTTGCTGCCGTATGTTCCTGCACCTTGTGGCATGATTATTCCTCGAATACACCTCTGAACCTATGACGGCAATTGTAGCCGCCGCGAACAGTGAACGGATCACCGCTTATCTTGCCGGCCCAACTGCCCGACCATTCTTGCTCAATCTCTTCTTTGGTGTAGACCTTGCCAACGTGCCTAGAGCAGAATTCTCTAATAACGCTATCGTCAGGGCCGTAATACTTAAAACTTGTCGCGCCCGCATCGATTGCCAGCTTGGTGTTTACGGTTGCATCAAACTGCATTAAAGAATCATGCAAAGACTGGCTTGCATAGCGCCCAAGATCAGAACTGACCGAAGCCTTTATATTAGCCACACTCTGAGCAAAGGTCGTGCCAATCAGCGTATTTTCATACAGCTCTTTGGAAACAGCATCAAGGAAGTTATCACCCAAATCCTCAAAGCCTTTAAAGGTCATCGACTGAAGCTCGGATATTATGCTGGGGTCTAGCTTGGTAACGCTGCCGTAGTTATTAAGCATGGCGACAGCTTCAGCAGAAACGGCTGTATATTCCCTTACAAGACCGTCCACTGTAACTAGGTAATCAGCCTCAATAGCCTGCCTGATCTCAACCCTTGCCTTCACCGCCCACTCTAGGTCAAACAGTGTGCCATCTTTTAGCGGTGCTGTTGCCATTATGTCGGTAATACGGTTTTCAAGCGTTACCAGAGCAGCGGCCAACTTTCCCTGATGGCCTTCCGCTCTAGCAATAACCGACCTTAGCTGGTCAACGTCAGCTGCCATTAAATAGCGCCTATCTCTTCAGGCTCCGACGGGAACTGGCCGATAGTCATTGAGGACGCTTCGATTTCCATATGCGACCGCGCCAAGTTCTCATCATCAAGAACTAGATCGGCTATCTGCTTATCGATCTCCATGCTTAGGGTTTTAGACTTAACGCCAGTGGCACGCATTTGCTGAAGGAATACAAGCTCTTGGTCGTAGTCTCTCAAGTCAAAGGAATCAGGGTAGAACACTTCAACGTCTGGCCTTACGCCCTGCCACTCAGCGAACAACTGCCAAAGCTGCTCCTCCGCCAACTCAAGCAAGTCAGCCTTTTCGGATAATTTCGCATTAAGCATTTGGAATTCTGTCTGCATAGCCACACCCGACATGGTTACCGCATCTGTTCCGCGAACTGCACCCATATGAGACATACGGTTGATAGACTGCACCTTATCCTCAATTGCTGCGCGCACACCGTCCAGATTAGCGCCACTAGGCTGGATCTGGTACGGCTTTAAACTAGGGTCAAGGTCATCTGGCATATTGATTACAGAGCCTGCGCCTGCGCTTGCATCGGTGGTAAAACTCTTGACTAGGGTCGGGTGATTTGATATACGAATAAGCTGCTCGATTTCTGACAGCTCTTGATAGATAGCTTTCTGCATATAAGCAGCGTCTGACAGATCACTGATACCAATACCGCGAACAACAGACCGTTGGGCAGGTAGGAAAACAGCAGGAATCTTACCTAGCGAATTTGGCACGCTTTCAATCATCTTTTCAGCATCATTCAAGGAACTCCAGCTTTCAACTGTATCTTCCCTCCAGACGCGATAAAAGACCTCTTTCTCTGTGTCGCTGATAAACTCTATAGACTCGCGCACCTTCAGATATGCGAGCTTAAAACGGCCGCTAGGTGTCCTCTCGTACTTCCAGTCAAAAACATTCTCAGGGGTAAACATCGTCACATATGGGCGAATGTCCTGGTCAAGCTCTTCTGCCTTGGTGCCTGCGTTTGATGCGGGCTTATCCATCATTAGCCAGACGTTGCCATATACTGAAGCCCATACCTGAGCCTGCCTCATAAATGAATTAAAGCTGCGCCCATCTAGGTCAGCATCTTTCATAAAGCTCATTACAGAAGCATCGTTAGCCAGCGAGTTAAGCTGCCTTACAGGCGGCACTCGCCAAAGGAAAGAGCTGTAGATATGGACTATATTCTTACAGTGATTATCAAGGGGAGTTAAATCAAGCCGGCGCTGATACTCTTCTTTATCTTCGTTCAGATACTTAGTTAGGTAGCCACCATTCTTATAATCTTCACCACCCAAATATGATCTTAAAAAGAACTCCCAGCGATACTTATTGTTATCGTATTCGGGATGCGTATATTCAATGTCTGTGCTTCTCATTAACTCCACCTTGTTGGCGATGTGATTATTCTGTCAAATGTGATAGGGAACTGTCTCACGATGAAATAGCCGGTAGCATCATTCATATGATCGAAGCCGCCTGTCTTATCGGGTTCCCCATTCTTATCGTATGCCTGCTGCTCTAATCCAAGCGCAATGTTCGGGCATTTGTCAACATTGACATAATACATTCTATTCCCTTTCGGGTCACTTAATGCTTTATTGACCGCCGCCACCCGATCTCTCACCCGCCCATTCTTTCGCGGGGCGTTTATGGTGAATCCGGCATTCTTGAGCATCTTAATATCACTCATACTTGCATTCGTAGAGCTTGCCGCTGCACCACTCGCATCAGGGTAAACGATTACCGGATTGCTATGGTATCGAGCCTTGATAATATCAATCACCGCTGGCGTATCTGCGGCACCCATTATCTCATCAACTGCGTACCCTTTGCCACCACGCATGATGTGGATGCTTGCCGCCATGTTATTTACGTTAAAATCCATTCCGATGTGCAGCGGTTCGTGTTCTTTTGCTACCGCGTCAGTGCCACAGAGCTTCCTATCATAATTGGTATAAACCACGCCCGCCGTTAGGTTGACGAACTCGCCCTCTAAATAAGCCTGCAAAAGGTTGCTGGGGTATGTTTCCCTAAGCGCCTCAATGTAGCCATCAGGCAGGTGGGGGTTGCTGTATGTCGGGGCCACTATCAGCTGGTAGGATTCGGTAGGGTTCTTCTTCCACTTCTCGTAAACGAATCTAAAGCCTTCGGGAGTCGTGCCTACCGCTACGGTGTTGGTTCCTGATTTCTTTTTTTGCCGATTACGGGCGATGATCTTATTCCAAGCATCGCGGGCCTTGTCTCTAGGCAGCGTGTCCAGCTCGTCAACCATGCTATCCCCAACCTCATAGCCAACAATTGCATCGGGGTTGTCCATAGTACGGAATATAATCGTCTTGCCATTAACTTGGATGGTGTGTTCGTGCTTGTTTAACTTCCAAGGAACGCCAAGGCCGTCAAACATCTCGCCAAATCTAGGGTATGCGATTGTCCGTACAAGTGGGTAACTGGGTAGGTAGTAGGCTATATCCTCCCCATCACCAAAGATAAGGCGAAGAGTTCTTAGCATTAAGGCTTGTGTCTTGCCTGCGCCGAAGCCTGCAACCATGGCGGGGAATCTGGCCGTACTGTTTACTAACTGGGTTTGAGGGCTTGTGCCTTTGGCCCTAACCTTCATCTTCTACCACTTCAAAAGCTGTAATCTGATGGTCGTTAAAAGTCTCTAGCTTATCCGTCTGGCCTAGCCAGTTCTTTCCAAGCCACACAAGCATCGTTGCATTTCCCTCCATTGCTGCACTATATTGTTTTCTTCTGAGAGAGCTTTTACCGCCTGACCTCTTTTGTCCGATATAGTCCGCAAAAGAACACAACTTTTCCCGCTTGCAAGCCCTTGACAGCGTGTCGTAATCAATGCTAAGAACGCCGGCAATCTCTTCGCCCGTACATTGAATAGAACACATCTCATCCACCTGATCCCAATCAATCGGAATAAGCGGCCTATGCGCAGGTTTCTTTGGTAAGTCGTTATTCATGTAGCGGCCTGTGGTTTTTAATCTTCTGCACCAAAATTAACAGAAACGCCCATAGATGGGTTATGAGCGAATAGCTCTACATCTTCTGGGGGTAGTTTACTGGTTCTAACGTCTACGGAGTCAGCCCATAGAATCAAAGCTGCCTTTATCTGATTGCCGGCCGATGGAGTCTCCATCACGTTTTGAGTAATGTTATCAATTTGGGTCAATAAATCAGACCATTCATTTTCAATACAATCACTAATACGCTGGCTAATGTATAACTGTTTCATGTTTGCCCCTTGCATTTCTGCGCTGTTGGCCTATACATAATAATCAGTTTTCTTTACTCAGTAAAGGTTAATGTATTTTACCATAAAAAAAAAGACTCTGTTAAGAGCCTCTTTTGAATTCATCTTTTGCTATTGCCATCAATCCTACTACCACTACTATTATCCCGTACAGTACCACGTCACACCTCAACCGTTGATTAAGGGCGCATTGTACCGGTTATCTTGTATGATCTTAAATCATGATATTTCATGAAGGGTATGCATTTGGTGGTATGCCCTTTGTCGCGGCAGGCGGGCCAACCTGAGTCACCAGCCCGAAGGCTATCGCTAGTTTCCTGCGATTAAAATAGCTAATGCATAATATGCCCCCTTGGTTGTGTATTGTTTGTTGATCATGGATTACCGGATTGCAATCGCATGGATTAGCAGAGTGGCTCGTTGCGATCATAGGTGAGCCAAGCCTACTTCAAAGGTCAGGGGAAACCTCGATCTAATTTAAATAAGCGTACATGGAGATTGTCACAAAGGCAACCAGAACCCCTAGCGATGCAACAAATAGCAGCCTTTTAGCTACCTTGTACTTAAAGGCGTAGCTGTCAGCAATTAGCCGGTCTGCAAGCCTGTTAATCTCTTCTACCATTACGGTTAATTCTTTATCTCTATTGTTCATCACCAGGTCACCCCGTTGTCAAAGGAAAACCTGTGCCTGCAAACCTCTAACGCAGCGGTCACCCTGGCCGTGTGGTGGTCGCTCTTGCGCCATTCCTCACCGTTCCAATAAAAGCTAAAATTGTGGCTGCCTATCTTATAGAATAGGCCATTAAGAATGCCAACCGCTCCATCAGGTATGTCCATTTTGAAATCAATAAGGCGCTTCATTGTCCCACCTCATATCCTGCAAACTCTTCTGGCTTGATATTAAAAACCTCGTTATAAACTTCATTGACAATATCGCTTAAATGAAGCTCCAAATACAAATAAATGTCCCCGCGCAAAATGCAAGAAATGTCTTCGTTTTCAGTTTCCTCGTACAGGTATCTTAAAAACACTGCCTGCTTGATTACGCAAGGCGGCAAAACGTCATCCCACCAGGACCGAAAATTAAGCAAAAAGTTGTAGCAAATTTCATCTTTATGCTCGTCTGACATTACAATAAGGCTGCCGTCAAAATGGCGGTAATCTTTTATCATTCCTGGCAGGTTATCTTCAAGCCAGATT